CATGCTCCAAGCACCCCCGCATGATGGAGTCCGACTTTAGCAAGTTTGACGCCTCGCTTTCGCCCTTCTTTGCCGAATTCAATCGTAAGCTCATGTTTGCGTTGTTTCCCGACCATCATGACGAGATTGCTGAGTTGCTTGACGATGCCGAGTGGCAGCCTGCCATTACGGCTTTGGGTCAGTTGTTTGCTTATGGGATTGGCCGCATGTCGGGAGTTAACGAGACTGCCCCACTTAATACGGTCAATCAGGCTTATGTGCAGTATAGTTCTTATCGTCGTACGGGACTCGACGTGAAACCTAGTATCGCACATTTGGAGGCAGGTTTGCTCGGGGGGGATGATGGCCTTGTACCGCACATTGGACAGGACCTCCCCGGCACTGCCGAGATCCTTGGCATGAAAGTCACCTATCGCGTGTTCGATAGTGAGACTCCTTGCCGCTTTCTCGGCCGGTGGTACCTGTTTGGCTCCCAGTCGACTGACTCTGTGCAGGACATTATGGATTTTGTTTCGCACATCCACATTGTGTCTTGCGCTGGCAACATTTCTACACCACAGGCTTTGGTCAACTACGCCACTGGATTGTACGTCACCGATTTCAAGACTCCTTTGATTAAGGAGTTTTGTGAATCTGTGTTCCGTGCTTACCCTAACTTGTCACGTGCGATTCACCGCAATGACGAGTGGTGGTTTAAGACGTATGATCTCGATGATCCTTTCACGTTGAACGATTATTGCGACACCGATCTCATTTTCGGCTTGTTCGCGAGTTTGATGGGAATTGACATTTCTGGCCTTTATGCTCTGCGTGACTGGTTCGCCAACAATAAGTTTTACATTGGCTCTCAACTTCCCGTGTTGGAGGTTGAGTGCCGCCCGAAACTTCATTGCGCGTTCCAGATTTTTGGCATCCCTTTCGGCATTCCCGACGTGGCACCTGAGTTGCCGCGGCTTACTTCTAAGTATGTCGCGAAAATCAAGGCTGCCGCCAAGGAGGCCAGGGAGATGTCTGAGACTCCTCTTTTAGGTGCCGAGGAGGACGCCGCTCTCATGGGAATCCGTGAGGGCGACGTTGTAGGCACCAGTTCGGAAGCCGGCGATCTGAAGCCCCTGTTTGGGGCCGATGATTGTTTCAGGTGTGGCGTTTCTGGTCACAAGGCTGCCTCGTGTCCCATGAAGCTCTCGTGCCGCAAGTGCGGGGGCGAGGGCCACTTGGCGAAGAAGTGCACTGCTGCCGAGGAGCAGATGCATTATTCCGTTTCTTAAAAACTCAGGGGGGCACCGCGGCGCAAGCCGGGAGCAAGCCCCCTTTGTTCGCACTGCGGCTTCACTGCACGATCTTTGCGAACTGTGGGTACGATGAGTAACAACGATACCTTCTTGCGGAAAATTCGTTAGGCCGTCGGGGGCCTTGGGGTCATTTATGCAGATGAACCCACCCGACTAGGGCGGCGGCTTGAGCTAGCCTGCTGCCCGAAATACTTTTGGCTTAACAACTTTTCTCGTTCGGCTTTTAGCCGTATTCCCGCTCGTTCTTCCCGACTTGCGGATGTGTTGCCTAGGTCTTCGTTTGTTTCTGCGCGTAAGCCGGTACGCGCGTTTTATACGAAGTCTTTTGATTCTTCTGCTATGCAGGTGGAATCCGTTTTAGCCTCCGGCGCATCAGCTTTTTCTATTCCTGATCGCGCCCTCGGCTATGTTCTCGACTCGGAGAGCCGTTACACTAACGTTCTCCGGTCTGGCAGAGTTGCGGTCTTTGCCAGGGATTTCCTCGATTCTTCGGCCACTGCGTTTTTCCGCGATGGGCCTGGTCTCGAGTTTTACCCCGTCGAGTTTCCCGACGTTCGGGTGGCCAAGGCGGGCCCTTTTTGTGGCCTGCCAATTGCCATCCTTTCTCGCGAGTATTCATCGGTCGAGCTTCCTTTTTCGAAGTGCGATTTATTGGATCAGACTCGCGACGTTCGTTCCGTTGTTCTAAGGCCTGTCGGTAGGGGACGCGTCTCTAGATGCGACCTTCCCTGCGACAGTGTTTGCGGTCCCAGTAACGATTTCGTTTATGAGGCTGAGCCTGCCGTTTCTGTACACGAGAAAGCTGTTTCTTATTTTTCGTGTGAAACCGTTGAGGGCGATTGTGGGTCTTGGTTCTATGATGACCATGGTCTGCTCGCGTCCGTTATGGC